TGCATATGGACTCTGTGGGAGTGCAATGCAGGGCCGATGAAGGACCACGTAGCGGTGTTGCGCGACGACGAAAGCAACATCAAGCAGGCTGCCGAGCTGGCCAAGGCAGTCGGCATCGCCGTTGAGCGGATGAACTGGGAGCGCGCCTACACGTCCGACCGCTCTGTGTGGGAGGCTTGCGAGAGTTTCGACACGGAGTCCGAAGCCGTGTGGGATGCGCTGCGCGGCGGTATGACGGTGTTGCGCGACGGAGCCCCCGTGCCCGGGGCCGCAGACACCGCAGCCGAGTAGCCTGACGCACCGTGCGTGCATCGACTGACGGCGTGTGGTAGTCTGCGCACATGCCGCAGGCTGTCCGCGTCTCCGCCTACACCCCGCCCGAGGCCGTACCAGGTCGGGGCATCGGCGCGCACTCTCTCGCGGCACAGGATGGCGAGCACGCGCGACGGTTCGCGGTGCTGTCGGAGCGCATCCGGGCCTACTCGGTCGCCGAGCGGTGCGCGCCCGTGCGGGTCGGGTGGCAGGCGTTGTCGGGCCTCGCGACCTCGGCCACGTGGGACGTATCCCCGGTGGCGGATTCGCCTGCGTCGGAGGCCGCTGCGGCGGTCGTGCGGCGCGTGCTTGGTCTCGGCGGGGCGAGCTCCCCGGTCATCGAATGGGAGGGGCGCATCATCGCGCTGCCCTCGTGGGAGTCGCGGTTGCGCGACCTCCTGCGCGGCGCGCTGATGGGGTTCAGCCTCGCGGAGATGGTGGCATACCCCTACGAGGGGACCACCTACGTCGACCTAGAGCCGCGCGACCAATCGAGCGTGCGTCAATGGGTGTACGACCGCGACGGGCGCGTGGTCGCGGTCGACCAATGGCGCCGCGAGCCCGGCGGGCTGTCGAGCATGACATCGGTGCGGCTGCCCTACGAGCGGCTCGTCCACCTGGTCTATCCCTCGCCGGCTGCGGGCGTCGAGGGGCTCGGCATCATGCGGCACATCGAGCCGCTTGCCACGGACTACACGGCCACGATGCGCCTGCGCGCGGTCGCGATGCAGCGGACCGCGGTCCCAGTGCCCACCATCAGCATCGACGAGGAGGCCCTCGGGCGCTCGGCTCGCAGCGATGGCGGACCGCCCGACGTGTCGGCCATTGAGTCGGCCCGGTCGGCGCTGCTCGACATCGCGCGCAAGTGGTCCTCGCACGAGGAGGCCGCGCTGGTGATGCCCTCGTGGGCGACGCTTGCGTGGGAGGGTCGCCCCGACTCGGCCGCTCCGCTCTCGGGCGTGGTCGCCGACCTCGAGCGGCAGATTTTGCAGGCGTGCTACGTGCAGCACCTCGCGATGGGCTCGGCGTCCTCCTCGGGCTCTTACTCCACGGCGCAGGTGCACGCGGACCTCGCGGCGCAGCTCGCGGGCGACCTGTGTCAGTGGGTCGCCGAGGGGCTCGCGCCCTACGTGCGCGCCATCGTCGCGCTCAACATCGGGCCGCTCCCGCTCGCCGAGCTGCCGCGCCTGACCTACGCCGGCATCCGCTCCCCGCTGTGGGTCGAGCGCATCGCGGACGTGGTCTCTCTGCTCAACACCGGCGCGCTGACGCCGTCACCCGACGACGAGCGCCACATCCGCGCGACCCTCGAGCTTGCACCGCCCTCGACTGCCGCCGATGGGCGTAGCGAGCGCGCGCGGGTCGCGGGCACGGTCGCCATGACGCCGCCTGCGGGCGCGCTGCCGGGCGGTCTCTGATGGCGCTCACGACTGCCGAGCTGACACCGCCCGAGGCTGTGCAGGACGCCGCGCGTCGAGGTGTCGAGCTGCACGAGGCCGGCAAGTCGGGCGACGGTCTCAAGCCCGAGACCGTGCGCCGGGCGAACAGCATCGCGGACGGTGAGCCGCAGTCCGAGCAGTGGGCGACCGTCGAGGCCCCTGCATGGTTCGCTCGCCACGCTGACGACTTCGACCGCGGCGTCGATGACCAGGACGGCGAGGAGACGCCCGGGTTCGTGGCGTGGCTCCTGTGGGGCGGCGACCCCGGGCGGCGATGGGTCGAGCGACTCAAGGAGACCGACATGCGGCGAGACGAGGACACGGGCGCATCGATGGCGCCGGCAGAGTTGGCGGTCCTCGCAGGGCATGCGCGAGCGCTCTCGGCGCCTCGGCCTGCGCGCGTGCTCCCCGACGGTGCCGTCGGCTCGATGCATCTCGAGGGCGGGCTCTATCCCTACGACTACGACCGGGCGCGGTACGAGACCGCGACCGCGATGGCCGAGCGCCATCCCGTGCTCATCATCCACGTGGACTCCCCCGGGGGTTACGTCTCGGGCGTCGTCGAGACACGCCGCGCCATCGCACGGGCGCAGGCCGCGGGGGTCTACGTCGTCGCCTACGTCTACGGCACGGCGGCATCGGCGGCGCTGTGGGTCATCTCGGGCGCCGATGAGATTGTCGCGTCGCCGACTGCGCAGGTCGGGGGCGTGGGCGTGGTCGTGACCCTCTACGTCGAGGACGCCGAGCACGTGGTCGAGGTCGTGAGCACGCAGACGCCTTCGAAGCGCGCGTCGGTCGATGACGGCGACTACCTCGCAGCGCTCCAGCGCCGGGTCGACGCGCTCGCCGAGGTCATGCTCGACGACATCGCGCGCGGTCGTGGCGTGAGTCGCGAGGCGCTCGGCGATGGGTCGGTCTACTCGGCGCAGGACGCTGTGGAGCGGGGCCTCGTGGACCGCATCGCGACCGACGCTGATGACTGGATGTTCATGGGCGGTCGTATGCCGCTCGATTATCCGCGCGCTGTCCGGACCGCCCCGGCGCTCGCGTCTCTTGCAGGCGGTACGATGGAGGCGCTCGTGACCGAGCAGGAAGCCGCGGCGATGACCGCGCGGAATGAGGAGCTCGCCCGAGAGGTCGAGCGCCTGAAGGGTGCGTTGTCGGCTGATGCCGAGCGCGCCAATGCCGCGGAGCTCGCGCTCCGCACGCGGGACGCGGAGGCCATCGTCGATGGCGCCATCCGCGAGACCCGCATCCCGCAGGCCTCGCGTGGGTCGTGGGTCGAGCGGGCCGTCCGCATCGGTCTCGACGACGTGCGCGCGATGCTCTCCGACATGGTGCCGCAGGCGCAGGTCGGGAGCGCGACCGGGCACGGCGGGGCCGCTGAGCCGACGCCGCCCAAGACTGCGCGCGAGTTGGAGATCGCCCGCGCCAACGACATGCTCGCCCAGGTGCGAGCCGCCAACGGAGGTCACCGATGAGCCAGCCGATTGTCGTCTCCTGCATCCTCACGGCGACCGTCACGCGCGGTCGGTTCGTACGCATCAACTCGGCCTCGGGCGGCCTCCCTGTCGCCACGCAGTCGACCGACGGCACGCTCGCCACGGGTCACCACAACGTGGGCGTCGCGCTCACGTCGGGCGTCTCGGGCGACATCATCGACGTGCAGATCGGCGGGCTCTGCCACGTCGTGACGGCGTCGGCGAGCCTCACCCTCGGCGCGCTCGTCACGCCGAACGCGGATGGCAAGGCCAAGGCGGCCGCAAGCGGGGATGTCGCGCGCGGCATCCTCATCTCCGGCAAGGACTCCGACGCGAGCACCGCCGACACCGAAGACTGCGTGGTGCTGCTCGGCATCTACGCGTCCGTCGTCTGATAGGAGGCTGACATGAGCGCATCGACTCTGGCGCAGCTCGCGCCCGTCTCCCCGGTCCTCTCCTCGCTCGCCATCGGCGCGGCGCAGAGCATGGCCGGACTCGTTTTCCCTCGCCTGCCGCAGGTCCGGGTCGCCCCGACCGCATCGCGCGGGACCATCTTCGTCGAGGCGTCGAGCGGCATGCTCGGGTCCGTGCAGGTCGCCACGACCGCGCTCGGGGCTGACTACCCGCGGCGCTCGCTCGGCGCTCCGAGCACGGTGTCCTACGCCTGCGACGAGCTGAAGATTGCGTCGGAAATCATCCCGCGCAAGCTCTCGCAGCGGTCGCAGTTCCCCGTCGCCCTCGAGGAGCGCGAGGCAGCGGCCATCGGTCGCAAGCTCGCCCTCGACATCGAGGCCCGTGCGGCGGCTCTCATGTTCGGAACGGGCAACTGGCCCGACGACACGCTCGCCAACATCGCGGGCGCGGGCGCGCAGTGGGGCACCATCGCCACGGCCACGCCGCTCATCGACATGCAGCTTGCCAAGGTGCTGGTTCGGGAGAGCGCCTACGGGCGCGACGCCGACACGGCCATCCTCGGCCGGCAGTGCGCCGACGCGTTCGCTCGCTCGCTGCACTCCAGCGGCGTGCGGGTCGTCACGTCGGGCGCGGCGCAGGTCTCGCGCGTCGTCGCGAACGACCAGTACCTCGTCGACCTCGTCCGCGGCGAGCTCGGGCTCACCCTGCTCATCGGCGGCGCGCGGCGTCGGACCTCGGTCGACGGTGCCAGCCACACGGCGGGCTATATCTGGGGCAAGAGCATGTGGGTCGGCTGTCTCGAGGGGGCCGATGCGGTCGCCAACGAGTCGGGCGACATCATGGCCCGCGCGACCGGCGCGCTGATGGTCATCGAGGACGGGCTCTCCGGCGAGGGCGTGAGCATGGACGGCATCGCGCTGCCCATGACCGTGCGCTCGGTCGAGACCATGCCCCCGCAGGCGGTCGGCACCATCGTGGCGGCGGAAGCCTACGTCGACGAGGTCGTGCTCGACACGAACATGGGCTACCTCGTGACGGCGGTCGTGGCCTGATGCGCGCGCGCCTCATGGTTGCGGCTCCGAAGCTCGGCCACTACTCGGCGCCGGTGGACGTCGACCTCTCGCAGGCCGACATCGACCGGGTCATCGGGTGGTTCGGCGAGGGGTCGATTGTGCTCCTCGACGAGCCCGCGCCCGAGGCCATCGAGCCCGAGGCCGTCGAGGCGCCCAAGCGCAAGCCCCGCCGCTGACGCATGGCACTGCCCGCAGCGATACGGGCGGCACTGCGTCGGCGGCAGGCCGACATCGACGACGTAGGGCAGCGGACCGCCGCTGCTCTCGTCGGACTCCGCGCGACCCTGCGCGAGCGGCTGCTTGAGCTGCTCGACCAGGCCGGTGACGGCGATTGGCGCGCGGGCATCATCGCGGTCCAACTCGACGAGGTCGCGGCGGCAGTCGCCGAGCTCACGGGCGAGGTGCAGGACGCGTGGCTCGACGGCCTCGAAGCGGTCGAGCGCGCGACCCCTGCGCATCTTCGCTCCCTTGGCCTCGACCCTAGCGAGGTCATCGACGTCGAGGCGCTCACGTCCGTCATCGACGCGGCGAAGCGCGACGCGCGCGACGCATTCCGCGGCTCGACGCTCGCGGTCGCGACGGACCTCATGCCGCTGCTCCGCGAGGGCTACCGGCTGGAGTCGCTGACCGAGCTGTCGGAGCGCATCGCCAAGCGCCTCGAAATCAGCACGGAGAAGGCCGCGACCGAGGCGCGCACACAGACCGCGGTCTACGCGCGGGCCGTGGCGGGGGCCTACGCCGACGAGCTGCCGGGCATCCTCGGGTATGCCTACGGAGGCCCGGAGGACGGCCTGACGCGCCCGTTCTGCGCCGCGCTCGTGGGGCTGTGGGTGAGCCGCGAACTGGCCCCGAAGCTCGACAACGGCGTCAACGGCCTGCCGCATCCGCTCGACTCGGGCGGCGGCTACAACTGCCGGCACTCGTGGCTTGCGGTGCCGCTCTCGACGGCGCTGCGATGGGGCTACCGCGAGGCGACTGAGGCCGACGTCACGGCAGCGAATCGCGCGGCGGTGTAGGGCGTCGACCTCGCGCGCGGTGTGTGGTAGGCTCGCACCATGGCCGCGCGCAAACTCAACACGGGGCAGGCGCATCGGTTCCGGTGGTGGCCGCCGGATGGCGTCATCGCGTCATCGCCGACTCTCACGGTTACGTGGCCCACAGGCGCATCGACGTACACGCTCGCGCTTGCTCGAGAGCCTGACACCGTCTCCTCCATCTCGACTGACCGGCGCACTCTGACCGTGACGTGGGGCGCATCCGGCGCTCCCGTGACCCTCGCATCCCCAGATTCCCCGGCGTCTGCGATGCTCTACGGCATCGGCACCGTCGAGGCGGCTGTGCGCGTCGTGCGGCAGGTCACAACCGGCGCGCTCGCGGGCACGGTCGAGCTTGCCGAGCCGCTGCCGCATCCGGTGACCGTCTCGGCCTCGACGCTGACGCTGCACTGGCACGAGCGCTCGGTGGTCATCGCGTCCGGCGACGTGGGCACGACCCCGACCCGCAACGTGCGGTGGTCCGTCGACTACACGGCGGCCACGCAGGGCATCACGACCGACTACCGACGCGACCGCGACGTCCTGCACATCGTGGCGATGGCGTTCTCGACGGGCCTCTCCGACGCTGACGTGCTCGCGGCGTTCCCTGACCTGCGCAGTCGCCCGATGGGTCAGGGCTCGTGGCGGGCGCAGCGTGACGCAGCGCTCGATGACCTGGTCCTCCTCGTGCGGTCTCGCATCGCGCCCCGGGTCGAGGACGTGCTCCCGGGCTCGCAGTTCTCGCGCGCACACGCCTACCTCACGGCGGCCGCCATCGTCGATGGCACCTCGAGCGCCGGGGCTGACCGCTCCGACCTCGCAGCGTACTACCGAGCGCGCGCGGTCGAGAGCATCGACCAGGTGCTCGCGCTGGTCGATTGGGCCGACCTCGATGGGGACGGCGTGGTGGACACGGGCGAGACCGCCATCGGGGCCGCAACGGGGCGCGCAACGGCCGGCATCGGGTCGACGCTCACTGACCTCTCGGTCGTGCGGTACGAGGCCGACCCGTCCGCGCCCTACGAGGTCACGCGGACTCGCGTCACGGACGACCGCTGATGGCAGTCGGGGCAAAGGTCGACCTTTCGAAGTGGCCCACGCGCGTCGTCACGACCGAGGCCATGCGCGCCATCGGGCAGGCGGTCGCGACGCAGATGGCGCAGCGCACGTTCCGCGAGGGGCGCGGGCTGAATGACCGGGCCCATGCGGCCTACTCGACGGACCGCGTGGTGGTCTACTTCCGCAGCGAGATTGCGAAGCGCCTCAAGCCCAAGGGCGGCGCCCCGTGGCATGCTCGACGAGGTCCGCAGCGCGGGGTCGACGGGCGGCGCGGTGCCATCATCGGCAGGCTCTACGAGGGCGGGTACGCCGAGTACAAGCGCGCGTCCCGGAAGGGCGTCGGCTCGGGCGGCGTGCTCGTCGACCTGACGGCATCGGGACAACTCGCGCGGTCGCTCGACGTCACTGCGGTTCTGCGCACTCGATGCGTCGTCACGGTGCGCGGCGCTGCGGTGACTTACGCCGAGGGCGTCAACGCCAAGCGCCCGTGGTTCGGCTTGTCCCCGAAGGACCGCGGGCAGGTCGACCAGACCATCGGCGAGTTGCTGACTGCCGTGCTCGAGGAGCAGCGCAAGTGAGCATCACGACCCTGCGCGATGCGCTCTACGCGACCATTGCGGGCCTCACGCCGACCGGCGTGCAGTCATGCCCGTGGACGCGCGCGCGTGGCATCCGCTCGGAGCAGGACATCGCGCTCGAATTCCCCGGCCTGCCGACGCGCTCGGTGTGGCTCGATATCGGACCGCCCATCGACACGGGGCTCCTTATCTCCTCGACGCTCGACGAGGTGCGGCACGACATCACGCTGCACGTCGTCTACCGCGACTCCGACCTCGCGTGGTCTGACGACGGCGACCTGGCCCGGCTCGTGACCTACGAGGACGCGGTGCAGCTCGTCGAGGCGTTGAGACCGGCGTCGGTGTGGGGCGCCGACGCGAACATCCTCGAGGTCTATCCAGATACCGCCATCGTCGAGCTCGACGATGGCGACGGGCGAATCATCGGGCGCGTGCTGCGCGTCCGCATCACGGCAGAGGTGACAGCATGAGCGCAGGGCTTTTGGCGGGGCAGGAGCTGGCCCTCGCTGTCGAGTCGACCTTCGGGTCGCCGTCCACGACGGACTACACCACGGTCGACGTGAGCGGCCTGTCGTACAGCCGCATCAACTGCATCCGCGCGCCCATCGCCGAGTTGGTCGGGCAGGGCGCGGTGCCTCTCTACGAGGAGCCGCTGGTCTCGACGTCGGGCGCGGGTCAGCCTCCCGAGGTGGACGCGCCCTACTCCCCGAGCGACTCGCTCCCGGTCGGCATCTCGCGCGGCGACCTGCCGGTGTCGGTGCCCTTCCGGCTGCCGGGCTCGACGGCGTTTGCCTCGACCGCCATGGGGCAGATGGTCGCCAGCTCGCTCGGCCTGCTCGGGACCGCGGTGGGCACGTATCAGACGGTCACGGGCGCGGTCTCGACGACGGTCTACGGGGTCGGCGCCGGCGAAATCGGCGAAGTCAATCCCGGCGACGTCGTCGCGTGGAGCAACGCTGTCGGGGCGATGGAGTTCGCCTGCGTGACATCGGTCAACACGGGGACGAATCGCGTGACCGTGCACCCGGCATTCAGCGCGACCCCGCAGGTCAACGACCTCGTGCGCAAGTGCTCGGTCGCCTATCCGGTCATCGGGGCCCGGGGCGCGACCTCGCTCTCGTGGCGGTATCGGGACGCGGCGCGCGGCATCGTCGTCACCGGGTCTCGACTGCGCGAGCTCGCCATCGGATTCGGCGGCGCGTCCAACTCCACGGCCGAGGCGCGGATGCGGTTCTCCGGCCCGTTCCGGGGCGACATCTCGGGCGCGACCCCGAGCGCGGGCTCGGCAGTCGGCGGTGGCGTCACGGCGCGGCGGTACGGCTCGGTCATCTCGGGCGCTCTGAGCGGCTCGGCGCCCGAGGCCGGCGCGCGCACCGTGTTCGGGGTCCAGAGTTGGGAGGCGACCATCACCGTGGACACTGAGCCGGTCGGCTCGGCGACGACGTCGGTGCTCCAGCGGACCGATGAGGAAATCACGCGCGTGCTCGTCGAGGCCCGCATCACGTTCGCCGACACGCAGCGCAGCGCCCTCATGGCCCGACTGCGCGGGCAGACGCGGTCGACCTGGGTGCTCCCGCTGCAAGGCACGGCGGCCACGGGCGCGGCCCTCATCATCCCGGGCGGCTACCTCGCCGACCTCGACCCGGACACCATCGAGGAGTCGCGCAGCTTCAGCACGGTCACCATCCGCGGTGGCTCGGCCGACATCGCCGACACCACGGGGACGCCGACCGCGGCCAAAGGCGCATGGTGCTTTTTGGCCGTGGTGTCGTGATGGCCCTCGCCGTCTCGACCTCGGCGCTCGTCTCGACGCGGTTTGTGCTCGCCACGGACCCGGCGTTGTCGGGCCTGCCGCTCGCCGACCTGCGCCACTACTACGCGACCCGCGACCCTGCCGGGCTCGACATCCCGAGCGATGCCTCGTGGGTCACGGCAAGGCCGATGGACCGGCGGACCGTCGCGCTCATCGAAGGCCGCACCGGGGCGCACACGGCGCAGGGCGAGGACCGTGAGCTCATGCACGCCGAGGCCATCATCGCGGCCTGCGTCGAGAGCATCAGCGACCTGCCGCACCTCGTGCGCGGTCCGGACGGATACCCCGTCGCGGCGCTGTGGGAGGCCCTCGCGGCGCATGCCTCGGCGGGGCTCATTGTCCGCGAGATTGCGTGGCACATCGAGGCGGTGAGCAGCCTCCCAAAAGCGCCCGCGCAGTACTCGCCCTCGCAGCGTGGCGAGGCTCCTGCCAGCGCCAAGGCCGCAGCCACCACGCCTGCGACGGATGCGACGGCACCGGCGGCGAGTGGGACCGCGACGAGCGGGACGGGCTGACGTGGCTCGTCGAGCCCATCATCCAGCGAGACGACCTCGCGTGCCTGGTGTGCCCGACGTGCGAGGCCGGGGCACAGTGGGCGCGCGTCATCATCGACGCGTACCAGTGGCTCAAGATGGGCGGGCGCATCGAGGACGTTGCTCCGGAACCGACCTGCGCGGTCGTGGACGGCGTGCTCGTGCTGATGCGCGAAGTGCAGGCGGCCGAGGCGTGGGAGACCGACGCAGTGCGGCAGGACGCGGCGGCAAGGCGGTGACCTGATGGCGCTCGCATTCCCGGTCACGGTCACCGGCGCAGAGGTCGCAGAGCGTGCTCTCGGGCGCGTGGGTGCGGCGGCAGCGGCGGCCGAGAAAAAGACGCAGGCCGCGGGCAAGGCGGGCGTGTCCTTCGCGGCGGGCATGGAGCGGCTCGACGGCGCAGTGGACGCAGTCGAGAAGCCGATGCGCGCGCTCAATGGCGCCCTTGACATCGCATCGGTGGCGCTCGGCGTAGGGCTCGCTGGCCCGCTCGGCGTGGTCATCGGGCAGTTCGGAGACTTCGCGCAGGCCATCGGGACGGCCATCTCTCAATCCGACCTGATGACCACGTCCTACGACCGGCTTGGCGTCAAGATTCGGGCGGTCGGCGACGCTGCGCGCGTGTCGCGTCCGCTCATCGACGAGCTGTCAAAGGCGTCCGCGGCTGCTGCCGGGGGCAACCTCACAGCGGCGAATCGGGTCGCAGCGGTGCGCGCAGGCGTGGCGGTCGGCGGCATCGAGGGCGAGATTGAGACCCTGCGGCGCGACCTCGAGCGGCTCGTGGCGCAGGAGGCGGCGGCGCAGTCAGAGATTGAGGCGGCGCGGTCTCGCGCGGTCACGACACAAGGCGCGCTCCGGGCTCGGCTCGGCGGCGCAGGCGACGGCAGCGTGAGGGACGCAGCGCTCGCGGCGCAGTTCGCGCGGCGCGACATCAGCAACGCCGAGGGGCAACTCCTCGAGGTGCGCAAGCTCATCGAGGCCACGACAAGCACGCTCGAGCGGCGAGAGGTCGCGCTGACCCGCGCTCGCGAGCAGGGCCGTCGCGAGGTCGGACTGACGACCGAGGTCACGCTAGACGTCATCAACCTGGGCACGCGCGCAGCGGCCGCATCGACGGCACGCGCAGCGGCGACCCGCGACGAAACATCCTCGCTCGAGGGGTTGCGCAAAGCGCTCACGGCCATTGACCCGCTCGTCAAGCGTGCAGGCGAGGACACCCGCACGGCGCGTCTCGTCGCGGGCGTGGAGTCGGGCCGCGTGCCGGTGACGGACGGCCTATTCCCGTCGTCGCGCTCGACATCTGACGTGCTCTCGCAGGGCGCGGATGCGTTCGGGCCTGAGCCCGTGGCGCAGATGGTCGCCGCGCTCGGCGAGATACCGCCGCAGGCGACCGCGGCCGAGGCGTCGCTGCTCTCGCTCTCCGCTGCGTCCGCTGACCTTGGCTCGCTCGGCGTGGCCGGGCTCCAGCAGTTCAGCGCGGCGGCCGGTCAGGCGCTCGGCTCGCTCATCATCGGCGGCGAGGGCACGAGCAAGAGCCTCAAACGCATCGCGGGCGAGGTCACCTCATCGCTCGCCATCTCCGCGCTGTCCTACGCGACTTTCCTGACCGGCCTCGGCATCGCGGCGAGCCTCTCCGGGGGTGTGCTCGGATTCTTCGCCCCAGCGATGTTCACGGCCGCCAAGACCATGGCCGTGACGGGCGTCGCCCTCGGCCTGACGGCTCGCGCTCTCGGCGCAGGTTCTTCGCCCGGGGGAGGTGGCGCGCGCCCGTCCTCGGGTGGTGCGTCGGGTGGTGGCGGTGACCGCGTCGGCTCGCTCTCCTCGGGTCGCCCCGGGGGCGCGCAGCCGGTCATGGTGACCGTGGTCCTCGGCGTCGAGCAGGTGACATCGGTCCTCGTCGATGGTGCACGGCGCGAGGCTCGCGCGGGTGGTCTCTCTGGCGGTCGATTGGCGGTGGCGTAATGGCCAGGTATCCCGCACTCCTCGCAGGCTGCGACGTCGCTGCGCTCGCGGGCGCCATCGTGTACACGCGAGGCGCGACGAACATCACGCTCCCCGCTGCGGCCTCGATGTACGACGGCGGGCGATACCCGGACGTCGTCGCGTGGCTCACCGGCTACGGGTCGCAGGCCGGGCGGCATCTCGCCGGCGACATCATCACGGCGTGGGCAGCGGCGGGCGGCGGCACTCTCGCGTGGGAGGCCGACATCACGACTGACGACCGCGTCAGGATTCGCGTGCCGAATGCGAGCCTCGGGGCGTGGTCGCTCGTCGCCACGGCGGGCAACGCCTACGGCATGCCCACGGGCACCACGGCGGCGTCTCTCGTCTCGGGATACCGGCAGGTGGTCGGCACGCTCCCATGGACGCGAGGCAATTACGACGCGGGCGCATCGCCGCACTCGCTGACCATCACGGACGGCATCGACACCATCGGCGTCTCGACCATCACGGCGCGCGTGCACTCGGTGCCGACGATGCTCCGCGCCTCGACCACGACCGACGAGGGCGTCTCGCCGCTCACGAGCCTCGAGGACGCGGACAACGACGCGGTCGACAACGCAGACCGGCGCGTCCGGTGGGGCCTCGACGAGACGGGGCACGTGTGGACCTCGTACCCGTCGCCGACCATCGACCCCATCGGGTGGCTCTCGACGACGGCGGGGTTGGCCTTTCGCCGGCTGATGGGATTCACCGGCAGCGAGTCGCCGGTGGTCACGGGCGGGCGCGCGCTGCTCACGGCGACATACGTCTGCCCGCTGGTCCTCCCGCTCTCGCGCGGCATGACCCGCTACTCGCAGACCCTGCGCACGTCGGCTGGGCTCGTCGAGCTCTCCAGCGGCCGCGCTCGGGGTCGACACATCGGGCACTGCCGGCAGCACGGCGTCGGGTACACCCTGCGCGGGCCGACGCACACGACCTCCGACGAGGGGCAGGCCCTCGCCGCGTGCTGGCCTCTCCTCGGGCGCGGGCAGCGCGTCGCCATCTCACACGACCTCGGCGACCCTCGCCGCTCTCGACTCCTCGCCGACCTCTACGACGGGACGGCGGTCGCGGCGCACTCGACGGCCTACACGACCGAGCATCTCCGCGGGCGCGTGCCTGGTCGCGTCGCAGGGGGCAGCGCTGCGGATGTGGCGTTCGGCCTTGCCGACGCGCGGGTCCGCTCTGACGAGGTCACGCTGCTCGTCGACGAGGACGCGTAGACACGAGCGCGGCGACGTGCTCATCATGCGCAGCGCTCGAGGGAGCGCAGGAGGGCAGCATGAGCGACGCGGCATTCCTGCCGGTGTCGACATGGGACGCAGGTCTCGTGCAGGCATACGCGGACCACTACACCGGTAGCCGCGGGGCGCCGCCGGGAAAGAAACTCGCGTGGCGCATCTTCACTGCCGGGCGCGCGCGCGGGTGGATTGTCCTCGGTGAGCCTTCATTCAAACTCGCGGCGAGGCGTTCGCTTGGCCTGATGGACGCTCGACCGCTGGCCTCGACCGTGTGCTGCGCGCTTTACCGGGTCGACGCGCGACTGCCGGGCGAGCCATCGGCCGGTGACATCCTGCGCACGTGGCACGGCGTGGCAGCGGCAGAGTGGGCGGCGCGGTACGGGTGGACGCCGTTGCACTGGGAGACGATGGTGGACCCGGCGGCGGTCTCGTCTGTGGTGCCCGGGGCATGCTTCAGGCGTGCCGGATATCGCGTCCTCGGGAACACGACAGGGTGGGGCGCATCGAGGCCGGCAGGCAGCACGCGAGGCCCGCGAATCTGGACCAGCGGCAAGAGCCTGAAACTTGTGATGTATCGTGGGCCGCTCGCGCGGGTCGAGGTCACTGACGCACTGCGCGGCGTGTGATACTCTCGCCGCGTGGCGCGCACCATCCCCGGCTCCTACACCGCGGTCGACCCGCAGGCCCTGCTCACGGGCGAGGCGCTCAAGGCGTCGACCGTCACGCCGCTCGGGAGCGCTGTCAACTACCTCATGTCACAGGTCGCGCGGTGCACGGTCATCTCGCAGTCGTGGGCGCAGACGGGCGGCGCGTCGGTGTGTCGGCGCACAGCGGGCACGCTCGCCGAGTGCGCGCGGTGGGAGATTCCGCAGCTCGCCGGCGCGACTGCCGTCACCGTGACGCTCATCGCGCGCGTGGCTGCCGGGCCGGTGACCACACACGCGGTCGAGATACGCAGCGCCACGGGCGCGGCCACGCTCGCCATCGACGCCGCAGACGGGCTCTCCACGTCCCTCGCGGTCTACTCGGGCAGCCTCGCGGTCGGGTTCGCAGGCGGGTACGAGAACATCACGATGCACCTGCTCGGCGACGGCGCAACGCCCGTCGAGGTGGTCGCGCTCCTCGTGCGGTATCCGGTGCTCTCCAGCCTCCCGACCGGGCGTCTCGCAGACGGGCGCATCGCGGTCGATGACGACGACATCGAGCCCGACAACCCGCTCTCGGCGCGCCTCGGGCACGACCTGCGCGGGTGCATGGCTGGGCTCGCGGCGCTGCCGCGCGTCCACGCCAACGTGAGCGACCTGCGCAACGTCGACACCGCGAGTCAAAACGAACTCGCCCCGTATCGGCACAGCTTCCCGGGCCCGCGCCTGCCCGACGTCGATGACCGCGCGCTCGACCTCACGGTGCGCATCCGCACCACGTCGGCGGCAGACGGGCGCATCGTCCTGCGGCACTCTGGCGACGGCGAGCGCGGGCCTGTGGTTGAGGTGCAGGTCGGCGCCGGGGCTGCGCGCTCGATGAGCACGGCGACCATCCGCCAGCGCCCGGGGCAGGGCATCTCGCCGGCCTCGCTCGGCATCGATTGGCAGGCGGTCGGCATCGTGCCGCAGCATGACCCGGCGTTCGTCGACCGGCTCCAGGCCGACACGAGCACGGTGGACCAGGTGCACGGCGTCCTCGTGTGGGGGTGGACTTGAGCATCCCCTTCACCGCGCGTCTCATCCTCCCCGCTGCGGCCGAGATGCGCACCGCGCGCACCGTCACGGGTGCCACGCTCGCCGGCCTCGCCGGCGGGGCCAACACGCTCGCCGGGGTCTACGCGCGGCATTGGCAGGTCGTGCACGGCACGCAGGTCGTAGAGACCACGGCGGCGCGGCGGCATGGGTACGTGCACTCGGCCGACGGGGTCAACCAAGCCCTCGACGCGCTCCTCACCATCGGGCCTCTCGACTCCGCGCTCCAAGTCGCAGTGCTCACGGCAGCGCAGGAGGCCGGCGGCTCGTCGTCGCCGGTCGTGACGGTGCGGCTCGACTCCATCACCTCGACCGTCATCGACATCGGCGTGACCTGGTCGCGCGCGCTCGGGACTCTCGCGTGTCGCGAGCTGCCCGAGATACGCATCGCGGCGGCGTCCGGGCAGCGGCGCATCGTGCCCACGTGGCAGGTATCGGGCGACGTTCGCCGGCCTGACCTCGCGACGGCAGGCAGCGCGAGCGGGCCTCGGGCCCTCGAGGCGAACACGACGGCGGGTGACGTGCGCGGGTCGGTCGCCGTGCTGCGCGTGACGTCGACCTCGTGCCGCATCCTCGCGGTGGCCGTGCTCCCGGTGTGGGGGACGGCGCTATGACCGTCGCCGCGCTCGACGTTCTCCGGGGTCGGCAGTGGGCGGTCGTGGTCACGGTCGCCGGGCTCACCGACCGCTACTACTCCGGCCCGCATCCCGACTCGCAGAACATCCCGGGCACGGGCGGCGCGCTGACCTACCGCGACATCGAGGCCGTGCTGTCGCTCGGTCCCGAGTCGTGCAGCGTCGATGAGGTCGACGCCACGGTCGAGCAGTCGCCGGTGTCGGTTCGGCTCCTCGCTCGGGGCGCTGCGCTCTCGCCGCTCCACGCCACGACCACGGCGCGCACCGTCGACCCGCTCTCGACCCTGCGGCGCATCGGACCCCGGGGCGCGACGTCGAGGACCACGCTCGGCGCCACGCTCATCAGCGAGGCCGGGCCGTCCGTCATCACGTGCACGTCGGACATCAGCGCATGGACCGGGCTCATCCATTGCGGTCTCGAGGCGCTCCACGTCGCGGGCGCAGGCACCGGCTCTGCGCTCGACCTCGACGTGGCGCGCGGCGTGGCCTACACGCGCATCGCTCGGCACGTGTGGCAGCCGTCGCGCGGGTATCAGCCTGCGGTGACTCGCGAGGTCACGGCGTGGCGCGGGCGCGTCTGCATCGTGCAGGCGGCGCCGGTCGCGAACGGGGTGCGCGTCGGGTCGTACGCCGAGGTCTGGCGCGGCGTGCTCGACCGCGAGCCATCCCTCGCCGCTGACGGGCTCACGCTCGAGCTGCGTATCGCCCCGCTGTCGGCGCTCCTGCGGCAGCGGCTGTCCTCGGGCGCGACGAGCACGACCCTCGTGCGGGGCTGGCACTACATCGTGCCGGGGCAGGGCTCGCGCGTCACGCATGACCAGATTTTTGAGCGTTCGGAGGCGTATCAGAGCCAGTACAAGGTCCACGGCGGGACCGATGCTGAGGTCGACATCCGGTGCTACCGCGCGCACGAGCGGCTTACCGACATCACTCTCGACCCGGACCATCCCCGCGGCGGGCAGATCGAGGTGGACACGGGCGGGGTGTCGACCACGCACGCGGTCACTGCGCGCGCACTGGGCGGCGGCGGCGGCCGGCTGACCACGGACCCATCACCGGCAGCGCCTGCGGGCGGTGCGCCGTTCGGCCTCGTCGTCTCGCCCTATGTCGAGGAGCCGTGCACGCTCGAACTCGTCGACCCGACCGGCACGGGCGAGCTCGTGCGCTGGCCCGAGAGGGCGTTGCAGGTCATCGCAGGAACCTACGCGAGCGCCGTGACATGGAACGATACGCGGCACGACTGCGACCGATGGCGCATCGCTACGACGCAGGGGCGCCTCGGCCGATGGGCGCGGGTCGAGCTGGCGGGGGACGGGGCCGGGTGGCTCTGGCGCGCCGGGCTCATCGTCGGCGGAGCTGCGCGCGCGCCGCTCTCGCTGCGCTGGACCCCGGGCCTCGACGTGTGCGTCGGGGTCGACTTCCGCGCCCCGGACGATGCGCGCAAGCTCTACGACCTCGAGGCGCAGAGCATCGCCATCCGCCGCGAGCGCGTCTCGGCCGACGCAGACCTCCGCGCGCTGGCCCGCATCCCGTGCCGAGGCCCTGCGCTCGCGTGGTACCAGGGTTCGGAGCGCCGGCTGCTCGTGGCGGATGACGTCTACTCCGGTGCGGGACAGCCGCAGATGATGCGCCTGAGCGGCGGCGACGAGAGCAACGACGCACGCGGGCACGTCGACGTCATCGTGACGGCCAGCTCCGCGGTCAACGACCCGGACACGGGCGACCTCGTCGGCTACCTCCTGACCGTCTCGTGGGTCGACGATGACCGGCGGTACATCCTCGACCGCGGCACGCCCATCACGGTCACGCCGCAGGCCCGGTCACAGGGCGTCGACCCGGGCATCCTGCTTCTGCGCCTACTCCAGTCGGGCGGGGGCGGGCAGGTCCACGGGGCCTACGACGTCCTGCCCTACGGCGCGGGCCTCGACGATGACGACATGCTCGAGGACTCATTCTCTGCGCTCCCGATGCCCGAGCCCCTGCGCGGCGTCTCGGCTGACGTGTCGGGCTCCTCGACCGTCGCTGACGTCATGGGCGGCGTGCTGACGCTCATCGGCGCAGCGGTCGTGCAGCGGTGGGCAGACGGGCGGCAACGCCTCGTGTGTACGCCCATCGGGCCGGCGCCATCGGCCGACGCGGTCATGGTCATCACGGACGCCGACATCCTCGCGGACGGTCAGTGCGTCTCGACGGTCGACGGGCGGGTTGTGCGCTCGTATCGCATCGAGAGCGACCACGACGCAGCCGGTGAGCCCGGGCGCGTGACGACCTACGTAGACAGCGATGCGGTCGACGCGACCGGGGGCGACGCGGGCGAGCAGATGACGCTCGACCTGCGGCACATCCGCCTCGACGGCGGGGGCGCAGATGCGGCGGTGCTGTTGCTCCCGGTCATCCAGCACCTGCGACGTCGCGCCGGCGTGCCTCGCGTGCGGTACCAGGTCGCGGTCAGTGCGGACCACGTGGGAGCGCTCGAGGTCGGGGTCGGCGACACGGTCACGCTGACCTGCTCGTCTGCGGTCGGCATCGACGGGACGCTCGGCCTGACCTCGGAACCGTGCCGCGTGCTCGGCGTCGAGCGGGACTGGCTGGGGAATCGCGTGCAGCTGACCCTCGGCGCAGCAGGCCTCCGACCCTCGGGGTGGGCACCGTCGCTGCGGGTCGCGTCGGTCAGCTCGCCGACCGTCGTGGTGGTCAGCGCGAATCAGTACACGAGCGCTGTCTGCCCGCGCACGGGCGAGGCGCAGACCGACATTGGGCGCACGTCCCTCGCCTACTTCGCGGTCGGCGACAAGGTGCGGTGCATCCCTGCGGGCGCGTGGGCGAGCGGTGGCGAGGTCACCATCACCGTCATTGCGGGCAACACCGTGACGTTCGGCGCGGCTCACGGCCTCGCGGCGGGCGACGACATCGACCACGCAGACTACGACGATGCGAGCGCGGCAGCGCGGGTCTATGCCTACCTGAGCGATGCCGCGCACACGCTCGGGACTGCGGCGGCACGGGGTCGCGACGTAGGCTAGGGTCGTTGCGGCGCAACGGTCTGGGAAGAAAGTGTCAAAAAGCGCAAGTGGGCTATTGACCGGCGCAATGGGCTGTGCGATGGTCTGTTCACCGAGGCGATGTGCCACGGTGCAAAACAGCAGAGGCGGCCGAGGGGCCGCGAGGAGAGACAGCATGGACAATAAGAAGTCAAGGCCAGGTCGCCGAGTGTCTGAGGAGGAGAATGCGCGCCAGATTCAGCGAATGCGCGACGCGCTCGTCAGGCTGCGGGCCGCTTCTCTCGTCAGGGCAGCGGCACGGGCGGCCAGGGATGGCTCCATCGGGTACGACGCCTGACCGCCGCGCCCTCCGGGGCGTCTCGATGGGTCGCACGCCGTCAGCCTGCACGCTGGCGCGACCTGCACGCCATGGTGGCGACTGATGACGGCACGGCGCCCAGGGGCGCGAAGGAGGATGAGATGGTACAGGCTACAATGTCGCCTGCGATGGAGATGTCCCAGAGTCAGGCGCTCGACTTCGCGGCGGAGTTGGCCGCTCGACCGAGCCGGTATGCGTGGTCGGTCACCGTGCGCGGGCAGCAGGGCGGCAATGTGACGGTCGACTGCATCGGCGTCGAGGAGGACCGCGTGGTGCTGACGTGCACGCTCAAAGAGTGGGCGCGCGCCTGCCTGAGCGCGGCGAACGCGGCGGTGCTCGGGTGATTTCCCTCGACACCATCGAGCCGGGCGCGGTCCCGGCCTACGTCACAATCGAAGCCTGCGGCTCCTGCGGCGGGGGCGCGCAACTCGCGGCCGTGCTCGGGGTCCGCGCTGCCACCGTGTCGCGGTGGGCGAACGGGCACGCGCGGCCCAACGTGCGCCACATGCGGACCCTCTGCGCGCTCGCCGGGGTCGAGATTGTCGAAGCGCGGCGACGCTGGAAGGAGGCGCGGCAATGAGCATCGTAGACACCGTCGCAGCAGCCGACCCGCTCGGCCCGACCGCCATCGTCATCGCCTCGTCATCGCTCGCCCCGGAGGCGCTGCGCGGCAAGCCGCAGGACGCGCTCCTGGTCCTGATGACCGGCCGCGAACTCGGTATCGGTCCCATGCAGGCGCTGCGCATGGTCACCGTCATTCGCGGCCGCGTCACCCTCTCGGCGGACGCCACCATTGCCCTTGTTCGCCGCTCTGACCAGTGCGTCGAGTGGCGCATGGTGGAGTCGACCGCAGAGCGCGCGACCTACTCCACGACCCGGCGCGGCGACGCCTCGCCGACCGTGCTCACGTGGACCATGGAGCAGGCGCGCGTCGCCGGCCTCGTGCGCGGCGGCGGGCAGTGGCAGACCTACCCCGAGGCGATGCTCCGGGCGCGGTGCGCCGCAGCTCTCGCGCGCATCGTGTATCCCGACCTGGTCGCAGGGGTGTACGACCCGGACGAGCTCGCCGGCACCGACGCGCCCGTGGCGACCTCGCGACCTGCGCCGGCCGCAGTCCCTGCGCCCGAGTCTGCCGACGAGCGCCGCGACGCCACGGCGCGCATTCTCGCGCACGGCGACGACGCGGCGGAGTACATCGAGGAGATGCTTCAGCGCGACGGCCTCGACCTCGGCACGGCGCCGCTCGGGCGCGTCAACGGTGCAGCGTCCTACCTCGACACGCAGCGCGGGGCCGACGCGCTCGAGGCGTGGCGGGCGCGGCGAGAGGCTGCGCTGTCGGCGCCGGTCGAGTATCCGGGGGAGGGCGACCATGAGTGACCGATGGGACCTGGTGTCCCTCATTATCGGCGCCGCGCTGGGGGCCGTCGCAGTCGGCGCACTCGCGCTGCGCTCGGGGGAGTCGATGGCGCAGGAGTCGGCGCGCATCGTGGCAGCGTGCGCTGCGCAGTGCGAGGCCGCAGACCTCGACGCGCGGGCCGAGTGCACGGCGGCGCATGACGCCACGGAGGCCGCGACGATGGCGCACGCGGCGGCGCTGGCGGAACTCGCCGCGCGGTGCGTTCTTTCGCTCCCGGCGTCGGAGCGGCTGCGGAGTGCGAAGGTGCGGCGCGAGCCGGTCATCGACGTGTGGCACGAGGGCGACGAGGACGGCGGCCATGAGTGACGAGGTGCACTTGGCCCGCGCGCTCGTGCGGGCGATACAGGCCGAGAGGCTGGAGCGGGCAGAGATGGAGGTCGAGCGGCTGCGCGCAGAGGTGCGGCGGCTGCTCGAGGAGAGAGACGAGGCGCGGCAGTCCGTGGTGGACCTGACCGCGCACATCAGCGAGACGATGCGCCGAGGGGCGCGAGGAGATGACGATGCAGATGAAGTCTGAGGTGGTGCTGGTCGACCCTGTGCTCGCGGCGCTGTGGCTGGCGAAGAACTACGCGAGCAATCGGCCGATGCGCCCGGGGACGGTGAAGAGTTACGCGGAGCTGATGAAGGCCGGAGAGTGGCAGTTGACGCACCAGGGGGTCGCGTTCGACGCGGCAGGCGTGCTCATCGACGGGCAACACCGGCTCGCTGCGGTGGTCGAGGCAGGCGCAACGGTGCCGATGATGGTCACAGTCGGCGTTCCAGTGGCTGCGTTCGCCGCAACAGATTGCGGCGTGCGCCGCAGCGTCGGCGACCGTCTGGTGCTTTCGCGCCGTCTCGTGGCCGTCCTGACCGCAGCCGATGCTGTCGCGAACGGGCGCAAACGTATCGCTCGGCCGACCCAGATTCGCGCAATCGCAGACTCACAATTCGGCCGGACCGCTGCTGCTCTGCTCGAGACGAACGGCACGCAGAAGCGCGCGATGTCGAGCAGCTGGGTTGGGCTCGCGGCAACCGTCGCGGTCCTCGAAGGGCAGGATTTTGAATGGGTCGCAGAACAGCGGCGCGTCCTCGTCTGTCAAGACGAAGACTGCGAGACGCCTGTTGCGCGGTGCTTTCGCCGTCGCTTCCAGAACTTCCATTGCAGCGCGGACCCGTACCCAAACATGGAAATTCTCGCGGCTGCGCTGCTGGTATTCGACCGCTTCGAAATCAGCACCAAGTTGATCAAGCTGTTGGGCGAATGGCGTGAAGACACTCGCGTGCGCGTCAGCACGGCACTGAACGAAGGGACGTGAGCATGGCATCGGTCAACAAGGTGATTCTGGTCGGCAACCTCGGGGCTGACCCGGAGGTGCGGTACACGCAGGGCGGTGAGCCTGTGTGCGAGCTGCGCCTCGCGACGTCGGAGCAGTGGACCGACAAGGCCGGCGCGAAGCAGGAGCGCACCGAGTGGCACACCATCAGCGTGTGGGGCAAGACCGCGGAGCTGTGCGGGCAGTACCTGGCGAAAGGCCGGTCGGTCTACGTCGAGGGCTCGCTCCGGACCCGTGAGTACACCGACAAGGAGGGCGTCAACCGGAAGGCGTGGGAGGTGCGCGCTGACAAGGTCACCTTCCTCGGCGGCGGCGAGGAGCGACCGCAGCGGGGCAACGCGTCGGGCGGCACGGGTGCGGGTGGCGGCGGATGGCGCGGCGGGCAGACGCAGGGCGGCAGCGGGCAGGGGGGAGGCTTCGGCGGGTCGCAGGGGGGAGGCTTCGGCGATGACCCCATCCCCTTCTGACGCCCGCGTCTGGTCCGTCCTCGACGCCGTGCACATCGACGGACCCCGCACGCTCGTCACCCTCGAGCGGCCGCAGCGCCCCGGCGAGGAGCGCGTCCTCTCGCGTGGGGCGTGGCACATGACCCTCACCCACGGCGAGGGGCTCGGCCTCGACGCCTACGCCGGGCAGGTGCGCATCGTGCGCTCGGGCCCGCTCGATGGGCACGAGGTCGCGCTCGTCGAGGTGCCGGGCATGGTCGACGTGCGGCGTAGCGATTCGTTGCGGGTCGCTTTCGCGCGGCTGTAAGCGTTGCGGCACAACGACTTCGGAACAAAGTGTCAAAAAGCGCAAGTGCGCTATTGACCGGCGCGTCGGGGCGTGAGAGTGTCTGTTCACCGGGCCGCAGTGGCGCGGTGATGAGGCGGCCGAGGGGCCGCGAGGAGACATGCCATGGAAATCCGCATCGAGTCGTGTAAGGGCAACGTGACGGTCGACAGCTTCGGTCTCGCCGGTGAGTGGCTCGAGGAGATGCAGCCGAGCATCATCGAGGTGACCGTCGACGGGCTCGACATTGGCTGCGGCGAGGCCGTCATGTCGCCGTGTGACGAGGATGGCGTGTATGACGCTGCGCTCGCGCGCCGCGCTCTGCGTCTCGCCTACCATGCTGCGCAGGCGGCTGCCGTATGATTCCCGCGTCCATCACTCCCGATTGGGTCGGCCTCGTGCTGGCCCACGCCACGCCCGAGGTCCGCGAGCGGTTCGCCGCGTGCGGGCTATCGATGGCACACATGCAGTCGGCGCACTGGACGCATGTCCGGTTCCGATGGCTGTCCGGCCTGCACATCGCGCTCGGGCCGAGCCCGACGCCCGTATCTGCCATCATCGCGGGCTCGTACTGGTCCGCCATGCACGACGAGCGGGTCATCAGCATACTGATGGGCGCGTGCTCCGAGCATGTCGGGTCCGGCATCGCGCAGGCCGTCGCCGAGCGACTCGTGGCGACCATCGAGGTCGAGTCGCTCGCGGCGTCGACGCATGACCGCATCGTTGCCATGGGGTCCCGCCGATGAGCACCACGAGCGACAACGAGCGCCCAGAGCGCCGCGCGGAGTATGCCTACGAGCACGGGCCGGAGTGGGTCGCGTTCGAGGCCGAGCTCGCCGCGTGGCGCCGGGGCGGCATGGTCGGCGACCCGCCTGCGATGCCTGACCCGTTGACCGCGGGGCGCTCGACGCAGGGCGGGGTCACGAGGCCGTGCCAAGTCAGGGCGCGGGGTGTCGACGTGCGCGGAGCAGTGCTCGCGGCGCCGCTGATGACGCCGCTGTCGCAGCTCGGGGCCGTGCACTGGCGCCACCTGGGCGCGACCGTCACGACCGGGGATTCCGGGTTCGGCGTCGCCGCTGACGCCGACATCCTCGCCGGCCGCATGCTCGACGCGCTCTGGCGCGCGCTCGGTCTGCCGATGGGCGTCGCCGGCCGCGCGCAACTCCGGGGCGCCGAGGCGGAGCGGCTCATGCTTGCCATCGCGCCGGCCATCGAGGACGCAGCGGCCGCAATCATGCCCGCGCTCATGACCGCCGACATGGCGGCTATCGAGCGGGGCGAGTAGGTGCCGGATGCAATCCTGTTGGGAGTGCGACGCCGCTCCTCCCCTGCATGACCATCACGTGGTCCCGCGCAGCAGGGGGGGCACAAGGACTGTCCCGCTCTGCGAGCCCTGCCACGGTAAGGTGCACGACAAGGATATGGCCATCTCGGCCATGATTCGCGAGGCTCACGCGCGCATCAGGAAGCATGGAGGCGTGCCGCCTGGCCACCCTCCACTTGGCTATAGCAAAACTTCTGGCGCGTTGACCATCGACCCAACAGAGCGCGCCTTGTTGTTCCGGATGCATCAGCTTCGCGCATCTGGCCTGAGCATCAGAAAGATCGCTGCGGCGCTGAGTGGTGAGGGCTTTCGGTCGCGCACCGGCGGGCCGATTCAATCGACGACCGTCGCTCGTGCGCTGCGAGCCGAGCCAGAGCAACTGATCATCCCGCTCTGACGCTGGTTGCATCTTGCGTTGCAACTTGCATCCGACCTTGCACCGCAAGTCGTGGCGCGTCATTCGCGCGCACGACACTTGCGCCCGCAAACAAAATGTGCGCACTGTGTATCACGCGCTGAGGAGGGCGCAGACGATGCTCGACCTTGAACGGTTCCACGGCGACCACATGACCATCGCAGACCTCGCGCACATCGCGCGTGTGGATTTCTCGACCGCGTGGCGGTGGGTCGCACGCGGCGCGCGGCCCTCGTCGGCCGATGCACGGCGGCGGCTTAAGCGTCGCGGCCTGTGGCGCGAGGCTGCACCGACCTCGACACCTGGCACGGTCGCGCCGTGAGCTGGGTCCGCATAGACTGCGATGTACCGATGGACGGGCGTCTCTGCGCGTCCGGTCACGCGTGGGCGTGGCCTGCTGTCGTCGCTCGAGCGAAGGCCGGCGACGGGCGAGTCAAGATGCGGGAGTGCACCGCGCGAATTATGGCCTACCTGTGGGGACCGTCGCCGGAGGCGTGGCAGGCGGCGCTCGACCATCTGCTCGAGGTCGGCCTGCTCATCGTCGATGGCGACGCGTACCTCGTGGCGGGCTGGGACGAGTACCAGCGGGACAACACCGGCGCCGAGAGGCAGCGGCGTCACCGAGCGTCACGGCGTAACGGTGACGTAACGGACGGTCACGCGACGTCACGTGACATAACGGCGAGTAACGGTGACGTAACGTTACGTCACGTGACGTCGCGTGACGGTCACGCCTACAGTACAGGACATACAGTACACACAGGACAGGACATACAGGTCGCTGCTGACGCAGCTCCCACGCGCACGCAGGGGCGCGCGCACGAGGCAGCGGCGGCGACGGCTCCAGCACCGGAAGGGCTCTCGGGCTGCCTCGAGGCGTGGCGTCTGGCGCTGCGCAGTGCACGAGGCTCGGCACCGATGATGGTCGGGGCGCTCGACGCGGACGCCATCCAGCGCCACGTCGAGGCCAAGGGAGCGCCGCACGTCCTCGCCTGCATCCAGCGGGCGGCAGAGGTCGCAGGCGGCAGCGGGCCGTCGCTGGCTCTCCTAGGCCGCATCGTGGCCGAGGGCATACACGACAGCACCCGACCCGTCCGCGCGCCTTCTGGGGGGCGCCAAGGCCCGGCAGGGCGCAAGTCCGTCAATGCCGCGTGGGCGACCGTGCAGGAATCGGCAGAGGAGGGTGAGAGATGGTAAGCATTGACCCGGGACATCTCGACGCGCTGCTCTCAATTCTCGTGGCGCCTGATTCGCGCGCAATCCTCACGAACCGCCCGACTCGCGACCGCGACGAGGGGTGTGCTCGGCGGCGAGCTCGTGACGCGCTGCTCGACCTCATCGCGGGGCGGAATCTGACCGAGGGCGAGCG